GTGTTCTCCATTATATTTTTTATTTCTTTTGCTTGCTCTTCATTCTCTACATTGAAACATAACTCATCGTGTATTTGTAATACCGGCATAAAACCTTTTTTAAAACAATCTAACATAGCTTGTTTTGTTTGATCTGCTGATGATCCTTGAATTAATCTGTTCAATGCTTTGTAAGTATAAGCTCTTTTAATATTGTCTTTACCATATTTAGCCACAGCATTTTCGTGTTTCTCTGCTATATGTAAACCAAAATCTCTTGTTTCCCACATATCAAATCTACATTTTCTACCTTTCTTAGTTCTTATTACACCTTTCTCTTGTGCTGTAGACATACATTTATCAGAAAGTTTTTTAACAAAAGGTACTTTACGATTATATTTTGCAATAAGTGATTCAGCTTCTTCTCTAGATAAACCTAAACTGTTTGCTAATTTATTTTTACCCATACCATACATTAAACCTAAACCAATTGTTTTAGCTTGGCCTCTTTCAATACCTACTAACTCAGCTACTGTTTGGTGAAAGTCTGCAGATGCATTTTTATACGCATCTATTAATTCATTTGAACCTTCATAACCTTCTCCAATTGAAGCTGCATAGTGCACCGTCATTCGTGGTTCTTGTTGCGAGTAGTCAAAACTTCCCCACTTGCAACCTTCATCAGGTATAAATAATGATCTTATCTTAGGACCAAACTCTTTATTTCTTGCAGGTATTTGCTGTAGGTTTGGATTAGACATACTTAATCTACCTGATACAGTTCCACCATTATCAGATCTAAGCTGTTGTATTTCTGCATGTATCCTACCATTTACTTGATACTTCATTATTGATGTTAAGAATGTATTATGAAACTTGTTTAACTCTCTTGCCTCTAGTATAAGTTTAGCTATCTTATGATTACAATTAACCAACCAATTATGAGTGAATGATGGTTCGTCTGTTTTTGCAGTTCTTGGATAAACTACACCAAGCTTATCAAATGCTTTTGCAATTTGTCTCGCAGTCCATATTTCTACGTCAACTCCTGCAACGTTCTTTATTTGTTTTAATACTTCTTTTTCTTGGAGTTGCATTGTTTTACGTAGGGCTTCAGCACGTTCTACCTCTACTCGTACACCTTTTCTTCTCATCTTAATTAACAAAGGTAATAGTTCAGATTCTAATTCCCAAACTGTAGTTAAACTTTGCGATAAAATTTCTTGTTTAAATCTTTGCCATAATAGGAGCGTGAGCCGTGCATCTTGTTCAGCGTAAAATCCAACATGCTCTGCAGGTAACTTCCACATCTCTGCTTTAGCATCTACACCGTGAGCTGCTGCAGCTTCTTTTAAATCTGCTTCTGCTTTTATTTCATTTAAATAATCAATCGATAAAGAGTTTAATGAATAAGAAAATCTATTCTCATCTATGAGTGCGGCTGCTATCATCGTATCTATGATCTGACCATTTACTTTTATACCTGATGCTTCTAACCAACCTACGTCATACTGTGCGTTATGAAATATTTTAGGACAAGGTAAAGCACATACAGACTTCATATAATTTTTAACTTGTTCAGGTATCATATTGCCACCACCATAGTGTGCAAATGGAAAGTATCCTTGCCAACCTTCTACAGCTACAGCAAAGCCTACAATCTCTCCTTTACCTATGGCCCAACCTGCACCTAGTCCTTCATTAATTCCATCGTCTCTTGTTTCTAAGTCGATTGCTATTTCTTTAGCATCACTTAAATCTTTAAACTCAGACGGCGTTGACCATATATGTTTTTTAAATGTCATTGATAATTGTAAACTCATTAATGTATTGTGCCTTTTCTTTTTTCAATTAATTTATTTAAGGCACTTATTACACCTTTTTCCCAAACCCAAGGTTTATTATAATGATCTACTTTAAACCAACTTTTAGGTAACCAAATTTGAATAGGTTTTAAAATAGATCCATATTTATGGTTTAGCCACCAAAAAGATCTACCACTAATTTCATAAATTTCAGCTAATACTGCTTTTTTGCTTTGCCTAAGAGCAGTAAATCTTATTCTTCTATGAAAATAAAATTCTTTGTTCATTGTTCAGCTTTCATTATTGTACTTACTGTATCCTCATCTTTTTTATATTCGTATTTTCCTAGTTTATATTCTTTACAATAACAATCACCACACAAAGGAAATCCTCTGTCTATGACAACTGCTATCTTAGTACATTTAATACATGTTTTATCTTGCATAATTCATAATAACAAATCCTACAATAATAAAGACAATCAAACGCAATATCTCTTTTATTGCAATTAATACATTTACTTGTTGTCATCTTTTAATTTTAATATTTCTAATTCACAATAATGAATTATCTTTTGTAAATCTTCTATTTTATTTTTTGATAAATACCTACAAACGTACTTCACAACATTTCCCTGAAAGAACGAGAGATTGTTTTTAGAAATAAATTCATACGGCTGAATGTGAAAAGATTTATAGTGACTCCCACCTACCTGTCTTTCTTGTGGAAACACTTCATCAAACATATTTTTATTTGTCATTTTGTTTTTCCTGTACATAGATTAAATAATCCGAACCAATCGGATAGCTATACTTATAGTCAGTTCGAAGTAAATGTAAAGACTTTTTTGCTCTTGTTGCACCGGTGTACCATACTTTACGTTCATCTGTTTTATCATCTTTATTTTTTGTTTTAAAATTAGATGGGTAATTGGTTTTGCTATACATAACCACGTGATCTGCTTCATCACCTTTTACAGAATGAATAGTATCTATAATAATCTTAGGCTCAGCATCTAATTCCTTTTGACCATATCGTCTAAGTAATCTAATAAAATTCCTTGTTTGACCTGGCTTAAAGTTTCTTCTTAATATCCAATACCAAGGTTTCTTTTTAGCTTTATCATCTAAATCTAAACCACACCATTGTTTAAGTTCTTCAAATCCATATTCTTTAAAGTCAGGTTCAGCAGACCAAAACTTTTCTGTTCTATAATCAACTTCTGTTAGTTCTCTTATGTATCTATATAAATTTTGTGCTTCTATTTTATTTAACTTTTTATCATTATTTAATTTTGTCCAAGCCTTAATAGCTTTCCATTGCTTATCATCAAAGCATTTATTACCGTGATTATCTTTAAAATATAAACCTGCATCTTTAGCTAACATTCTTAATTCATTTACAGTTGTGTTAATTCGACCCAAAATGAACCAAGTACCTTGCTCTTCATTAAAAGGTATCTTACTAAATTGCTGATAGCTTTTAACATATCCTTTTTGATTAGATGGTTGATATTCTTTTTCAATGCTGCCTTCGATACCTCTTCTTATAATTTGAGAGAAGTGGTGTATAGCTTCTCCAAATCTTCTTGTCTTTCTTAGTCTAACTTTTCTACCGGGAAAGTATTCTGTAAAATATCTAGAGTCTGCACCATTCCATTTATAAATACCTTGGTCATCATCTCCTGCTAAATAAATTCTTTTAACATTCTTAGCCATCTTATAAATTACATCCCATTGTAGTGGTGTACAATCTTGAGCTTCATCTAATATTAATAACTCTAGAGCTGGGAAGCTAACTTCTTTAACTGCTCTTTGAATCATATCATCAAAGTCTATGAATGGTTTTTGTTTACCGTGGGCCTTGTAGCTTTCATAGGTTTGTATTTTTCTAAGGAATACATCTATATTATCTTTCTTATATGATTCGCTTTTATATGCCTCTGTTGGATTTACTCTTAAGTTCCTTGCTTTACTGTATACTTGTAGTGACCAATCTTTATAAGTGAAGTCATCATCAGATAATCTAGTATCTGATTTCTTAACGATACTATTCTCTAATGCATAATCAATCATACAATCTTTAGGATCAAATACTTCTTCATCAAAAAATCTTCTGCAATATTTATGTAAAGTATTAAATCTATAAAAGTCATCTGATGAGAAATGAGGAAAAGCTTCTAAAGCTCTTTCTCTAGCTGTGTTAACTGCTTTATTTGTAAAAGATAAGAAGGCTATTTGTTGTGGTTGTATACCTTTTTTAAGATGTCCTTTTAAAACTCTTTCAATAAGCGTAAATGTTTTACCTGTACCTGGAGGACCAAATATCTTAATCGTCTTTTGTTTTAATGACTTTAGATAATCAAGTTCTGAATTTTCCTGTGTGGTATTCGTCATCTAGCTCCGATAGTTTATTTTCTTCTTGTTTAGGTTTTACTTTTACTTTTTTGTATTCCACAAATTCAGGCATCTCTACACACCATACATTCTTTTCACCTTCGTGATATTCTAATTTCTTACATCCTAATAACTTCATAGCTTCTTTAGATGTATTAAAATATTTTTTACCTGTTAGAAATTTCTTTAATGTAACTTGTTTGAAGTAACAGTTCTTAGTTTTAGAATCCATAATGACAAAGCCGTCTTTAATTTTTGCAAAGTCATCTACCTCTAAATGATCTTCAAAAAATTTTTTAAGAATATCGTACTGCTGTTCATTCAATACATCTAACCATTTAGATTCATTATCCTCTACAGCATTCATCACAATATGACTCATAAGCATTTCAAATGGTGATGGGCCTTTTCTAGGTCTAGGTAAAGTCTTCCAATAGATTTTATAATTTAATAATCTCTTTCTCCAAGCTTTCTCATCCGCCATATCTTCAGGTCTAACTGTAATAAACTCATCATTTAAATTAAAACTATATTCAATTGATTTAATATCTCTACTGTAAGTTATATCTTTAAAATCATTTACAATATCAGGTGCTTCTGCTCCTATACCTAGTGGTCTGTTCTTACATACTTCCTTATTACAGATAGGTGATAGAGCTCCATACTTAGGTGGACATTTAAACGAATATTCTTTTGCACTAGTTAATGATTTTAATATTGATGTTTGTATTTCATTTTCAGGTAAAGGAGCTGCAAAGAATTGTTTGTTACGTTCTTTTAAAATATTAAACAGTTCCTCTTTACTTAATTTATGTTCGTGTTGCTTAAGTGCTAAGATACCTGCGTTAAATAAAATATCATTCCTATGATTGCCTGACCATTTCTCTCTAATTAAATTTTGTACACAAGGTGGAAACTTACTGTATTCAAATTCAGGTTCATATTCTTTTAATTTAAATTCTTTTAAATCTTCTATATCTTTTATTTTTGCTTTAGCTATTTCTATAAACCTACCTAATAAAATTGGTGTACCATCATCATCATAGCCGTGTTCAGTTGTTGCATCAGCTTTGAAGTATGGCATATTCATAGCCTTCTTCATTGGAAACACTTCATCACTATCAAAGTATTTGTTATTCCATTTGTTTAAAACTTCTAATATGTCTGTAACTAAAGCCCAATCTTTTAAAAATAAAAATAAATGTAATCCACCTGATTTTGATTTAGTAACCACTAAAGGTAGGTTAGCTTCTTTAATTAAATCTATATATTTTTTAGATGAGTAATTTGAATAATTTCTTGGGTCTATATCTATACAACCCCATTTAGCCTTATCACCTTTCTCAGGTCTAATGCCTATTCGTTTGACTCCTTCAATATGATTCTTCCATATCTCCTCAGTAACAGGTTCGTGGATCGTGATGCATTCTGCTTCACGCTTTCCCCGTTCCGTTACCTCCCCTGTGAGAGAGGTAACGAGATACTGAGTAGGATCACCTTCAAATAATTTTAAGAGATCCTTAATCATTAGAACGGAGTTGCTTCTATTTTCTTAGCCTGTTGTTGTTCTTCAGCAAAGTCTACTTTACCAAAGATATCACTCTTCATAGCTGATTGATAAAAGGCTTGTGTTGTTTTTAATAAATTCAAATCTTTATCTTCAGTTAAGAATTTATCAAATTCCACAACCCAACCATACCAAGAGTTCTGTGAGTTAGATTCTTTAGTAGTACACAATCTATAAACTGTAGACCATCTAGGAGGATTGAACATACCGTTCTTTCCTTGTCTTCTTCTTGTACTAATCATAGTGTTCCAAGTTTTAGATTTTTTCTTTTGTGTAGACTTCATTGTGATTAATGCTTGTTCTACGGGTTGATAGTCTTTATCTAAGATAAATACAAAGTGATTACCTGTATCTTCAACATAGTTACCATTAGGTAGACGATCTTTATTGTCATCTCCTCTTTTGGTCTGTGTCATGATATCAGGATCTGTATGTATCTTGATAGGTCTGCCTGGCGAATCACCTTTGTCTTTCCACTCATTAAAAGTGTTTATGTAAAGACAAGGCACTACTAGGATACCTTCTTTTCCTTTCCATAAGGTACCGGATGTTTCTGAGTAGATGTCTCCAGGTTTTGCTCCTTCTATATACTTACCATCAGTGTCATCTAAGACAGGTGAGTTAGCATATAGTATTTTTAACATCGGAAGTTTTTGATCACTTGCTGTGACAAACTCCGAACCTTGACCTGCCATCGATTCTAAATTAATCGTGCTAGGTACTTTTGCGCTATCTTTTTTTTGTAGCTCTTTTGCCTGAGCATTTTCTTTGGTTTGCATATTATTCCTTGGTTGTGATTTTAGTTCTATCCGCTACATAAACACCAAATAAATCGTGCGGTACTTCTTTGCCTTCTTGAATTTGTTCTTTAACAAATCCAGCTAAAGTACTGTGATGTACGTGGGTTTTCTGTTTAACGTTAAAACCTTTTTCAATTAATTCCTGCGCTAAAGCTTTAGCCTGATTATCTTCTTTCATACCAAATGAAAGCGATAGATCATTTTTAATTAGATCTTCAAATCCATTAGCACGAAGCCAATCGTGGGCCTCATCTACTTTAGATGTAGGAATTCTAGCAGCATACTTCTTTGTGATTTCAACAGATGAACCATCTGCTAACTTCAGCATCGTAATACCTGCTTGTTGCATTAAGTTTGGAATAGTCTGCTCAGAAAGGTTACGTTCTACTTCTTGTAACTTTGTTATTTGATCGTCTAACGCTTTTAACTGTTTCTGAGTATCTATTAACTTATTGCAAGAATCGGCAATGTCACTTGACATACCGGTATCGACCGCAATGGTCGACTCTTGTTCTAAATCCATAGAACCTCCTTTTGATTCGTTCTTATAATTATTTATTTGCAATTGTAAAGAAAAAAGTTATAAATATTTTATGGAGCAAAATGTATTTAAAACTACCCCATTCAAACATCAGTTAAAAGCTTTTGAAGCAGGATACAACCAAAAGGTGTATGCCTACTTTATGGAAATGGGCACAGGTAAAACTAAAGTTGCTATTGATAATGCAAATTATTTATTTGAAAAAAAATTAATTACAGATGTTATCGTACTTGCACCTAACTCTGTTTATACCAATTGGGTTAAAGAAATAGAAGTACATTCTAAAAATAAACCCGATATCTTTTTATGGAAGATACATAACTTAAAAAAATTAGAAAAGTATAAATACGATAATTTCTTTTTTCTATTAATGAACATCGAAGCTCTATCTAGAGACAAAGGTGTAAAATTTTTAAAACAACAATTACTTAAGCGTGGTAGAAATACAATGCTTATAGTTGATGAAAGCACTACTATAAAAAATAAAGGTGCAAAAAGAACAAGACAATTATGTAGCTTAGGTGCTATGGCTAAGTATAGAAGAATACTTACAGGTTCTCCTGTAACTAAAAATCCACTAGACCTTTATACTCAATGTGAGTTCTTAAGTAAGGAGTGCTTAGGATTTAATTCTTTTTATACATTTAGAAATCGATATGCCATACTTAGAGAAATTAATTTAGGCACACACTCTACTAAAATACCTGTTAAGTTTATTAATATACCTGAGTTAGAACAGAGATTAAAATTATTTTCATTCCGTTGTACTAAGCAAGATTGTTTAGACTTACCACCTAAATTACATTTGACTAGAGAAATACAAATGACCGATGAACAGAAAAAAGTTTATGAGAAACTTAAGAAAGAAGCTAGGGCTATCATTGAAGATGAGGAAGTATCTTATACAAACAAATTAACTGAGATTATTAAACTGCACCAAGTCACTTGTGGTTTTAGTAAAACTAATTCAGGAGAGATC